AATCAGTTAAATGAGGTCAAAGAGTATATGCCTATGGTAGATTACTTGAGGACCAATCCAGAGGCCGTGCAAAGTATAACGCCAGGTGGTAAAACATCAGCAGAAGCTGCACCAACAAGTCAGGAAGTAGAGGAATTTCCTCCTCCACCTGCTAAGCCTGAGCAACCTCGTGGATTCTCTAGAGAAGAGGCTTTTTCTGATACTACTTCAGAAAGTGCAAAGTATTTAGATGATGTTGATAAATGGAGAGACGATATGCAAACATATAGTAATCTTCATTCTCAATATGAAATAGCTACAATGCGCGAATCATATAACAAGAAACTTGAAGGTCTTGAAAAAGTAGAGGCTCAAAGAAGGGCTCAAGCTCAACAGACTCAGGAAATGAGTAATGTTCGAAGTTATGTTGGAAGTAACTACGATTTAGGTGAGAATCTTGACGATTTTATAACCACAATGAATGATCCTAAAGCAATTAATATGGATGATCTAGTGGGTTATTATAAATACAAGAATGGAATGGCTGCTAACAATGTTGCACCAACTCCTCAAGCGCCTAGTGGAAACTTTAAGCAATTACAAAGAGCACAATCTGTTCCTCAGCCAATGGGTGTACAGCCTGCTAGTAATACAGCTACTCAAAATACTGGATCTAAAGGTTTCATGGATATGATTATTAATGACAATCAATCTAAAAACATTCTCTAGGAGGGAATACTAATGGCAATAACAGGAAATACATTAGGCACTACCACTCCATCAGGACAGTGGGTCGGAAACGGCACAGCTACTGATATAGATAACGTTAGAAGAACATTTGGAATTGGTGACCAGGTGGCTCAATTAGCTCCAGCAGAATCAATTTTCTTCTCTTATTTATCTAAGCTTGGTAAAAAGCCTATAGACGAAACAGTATGGAAACCATTGGAATATCGTAACCAATGGCAAAGACGTAACTTCGAAGCAACAGCAGCTAAAGTAACTGTTGATGGTGACGGTCACGTAACAGCAATAGCAGCTCCGACAGGAACTGATCTATCTCACTTTATTTTTGCAGTTAACTATGATAAACATGGTGCTCAAGATAGTGGTTTAGAAATGGAAGTAATAGAAACTGATGCAGGTACTGACGTAGTTGATAACTATGCAGGATATGCTCCTATATTTTTAGTTCCAGGTCAAATTCTAAGAATTGGTGGTGTAAACTACAAATTCTCTGAAACTGGCACAGTTAAATATTGGAAATGGACTGCAGATGCAACAGCTAATGCTTCTGATGCTAGTAAAGCAGGAACAGAAGTTGGTTATGCAGGTATTGCAATTGCTGACTTAAAAATAGTTTCATCTAATGCTATAGTTGGAAATGATCACAAAACAGCAGCATTTAATGCTAAAGGCCAAGTGAATGGTTCACAATGGGCTGAGGCTTCTGG